GTAAAACCTGGTCTTTATCACCAGTTTGAATGTCTAGAGTCTGGTGTAGCGTATGAGTTATACTGGGCAGAGTTTAATCACAACGATATTGAAAGAGAAACTGTAGGTTATATAGAATAAAAAAAATGAGCAGTAGCTCACTTTTTTGTTTACAATTGATTCGCAATAGTGTAGTATAGTATTATCAAATGATGGAGAATACTATGTTTAAACTAACATTTCAATATTTTAATCGTTTCGACGATCGCGTAGAACGTACAGTTCATGGCGAAACAACTGATCATGCGTATTCTTATGCATATGACATTGCATTGAAAGATGGAGATGGCGACGTCTCAACAGTTTCTCTATATAACATGAGTAAAGTAAAAAATTAAATATTAACAAATGGAGCGAAAATGAGTGATGAAAAAAAGTGTATTAATAATCCCCCTACTTGCGATGGTAACTGCAACGGCAGCTGTTGCTAAAGAAAAAATTAACATTGGTGACGTAGTTGTTTATGACCACACTACTACGGTAACAACGCAAATGCCTATCACACGAACTAAATGCCAAAATGTAGAAGTACCAATTTATGGTAATGTTCAGACTCAAGGTAACGCCGCGGGTGGTGCACTTGCAGGTATGATTATTGGTGGGCTAATAGGCAAAGGTGTTGCAGGCGACGATAGTGGCGCCGCGGCCGGCGCCGTACTTGGCGGTATCATTGGAGCCGATAAAGGCTCTAGGCCTCAAACTCAGCAACGTATTGTTGGTTATAGATTTGAAGAGCAGTGTAAGGAAATATCATCTGGTTATACTGATCAAAAAGTAAAACGCTATAGCCATTCAACAATTCGTTTCTATTTGAATGGAAAAAGATACGTGCTTGACTTTATAAAGTAAGAATAAAATAGGTTCCTTAGCTCAGCAGGATTAGAGCAAGTGCCTTCTAAGCACTAGGTCGTGGGTTCGAGTCCTACAGGAATCACCAACTCGGTGTAGCGCAGTCTGGTAGCGCATCTGCTTTGGGAGCAGAGGGTCGGGAGTTCGAATCTCTCCACCGAGACCAATTATAAACAGGAGAAGTAAATTGGAAGTAGTCGTAATATGGTTCTTGTCTATGGTAGCAATGGACCAAGAAATCGAAAAAAATAAAAATAGTATTGAGAACTTAAATGCAGAGATAGTAATGCTTCAAGTAGAAAATACCATTATTAATAAACAACTTGAAAATCACGAACAAGCTATTATTGATACAGCAGCATCACACTCTTCGTTTTATGCTCGCCAGCAAATTGATAATGATGTGTTTGAGGATTCTATTGAAATTCTTAATCAAAGGTTAAATGTATTAGAAAAACCTGAGCAAAACTAATCCTGCTCAGGTTCTTATAGACATAACTATTCTTTAGGTGTTTTTCCTTTAGAATATGCTTGTGCGCCAAAGAATGCCGCTACTAAGCCAGCAATAGCTACAAAGTATGTTGGTGCAATGTCTCCAATTACTTTAGCCGCGCTGTCTACTCCAAAGACAGTTGTAAGTAAGATGAGCACAGGATAGAGAAGCATACCCCAGAGAGCGAACCATGCCATTGACCTGATCTGGTCTTCTTTAGCATCTTCGTTTTCTTGCATCTTCTTCTTGTGCTCCCACTCAGCTATCTCTTTTGCTCTAGCCATTTCTTCGTCAGTAATAATTCCATCACCATCTGTATCTAGATGGGCATAGATGGAATCAGCTTGCATTACCTTAGCTTCTTCTTTTTTTGATTCTTTAGTTGCCATTTCTACTCCAAACGCGTTTTTATCAGCCATCGTCATATGGCTCTTCTTCTAACATATAAACATCATCTGAACCAGAGCTGCCCCCAGTAATTGCATTTCCAAACTCAGCAGCAGCCCAAGTCATTACCAGGATTGCTAATAGGCCAATAAAGACCCATTTCATTTTCATATCATCGACGATCATTTTGATCCCGATCATCTCATTACCAAGAACTCTAAACTGTAACTCCATCTTACCTTCAGGAGTATCTTCATCTCTAACTACATTAGGTAATTTATCTTCAGCCATGCATTTTCTCCCAAGCCATTTTGTAATCTTCTTGTGACACCACACCCTCAGCTAATAAACGCTCTCTATTAACTTGGTGGCCTGCCTGCGTATCTTCTTTCGATCCGCCCATATAAGGAACACAATGCCCAGCCTCTTGCATTACTTCGGTTACCATTCGCCCATCTTCTGTGACAAAATCTCCCAACACCCGGCCAAATTTGCCCTTCATGTCTTCACCATCTTTAGCGATTTGAGTTTTAAGTATAGATACTTCACCCAATAGTTCTTGGAGCTTCGCCTTGGCAGCTTTTCCAAATAGCTTCTCAACCTTATCACTTGTTCGAGATTCTGGTGTATCGATCCCCATAATTCGTACCCGTTCGTCAGATAAAACTACACCGAATCCAAGTTCGATATCAACATCAACTGTATCACCGTCAACCACTCGGTTGATCCGTGCTCTATATTCGTACATATTTTTACCTCATATTCTTTATTATTATTATGCTAATATTTATAAATATTAGGTCGTCGAAAGGAAATTTTTTAATATGAAACAGGAGAGATACCATGAGTGGCTCAAAAGGAAATTCAAGGAGACACGAATTGAATTGGATACAGATAGATCGGATATTGTGGAACATGATATCAGTTTGGAATGGATCAGATTCTTCGAGAAAAGACATAATAAAAACAGCAATGAAACAATTTAACTGGTCAGAAAAACTGACAGAAAAATATTGTGAAATGCATTTTAATGTTTACAAAAAACAAAAAACATGATAGTATAACCTTAGTGAAGGAGTTATCATGAATATATTTGTACTACACAAAGACCCAAGAATTGCCGCCGAATTACAGTGTGATAAACACGTAGTAAAAATGATTGTGGAATCTGCTCAAATGCTATCCACAGCACATCGTATGCTTGATGGCTATGTGGAAATGCGGCCATCTAAATCTGGCAAGCGTATGGTCAAATATTGGGTTCATAAAAATAATAATCTTGAAAATGTATTGTATCGTGCCGTTCACCACGGACATCCTTGTACCGTATGGACAATGCAAACGAATGCTAACTATGAATGGCATTACAAACATTTTGTATCCTTATGCGACGAATACCAACATCGCTATAATAAAGTGCACGCCACTGATACTCGTCTTCGAGAAGTATTACGTCGAGCACCTACAAATACTAATTGGTCAAATCAATACACGCCATTTGCTCTTGCCATGCAACACGAACCGCAATGCATTCATGAGGATGATCCAGTTCGTTCATATCAAGAGTATTACCAAACCAAACAAGATCGATTCAAAATGGTTTGGACAAACCGCAACGTACCCGAATGGTTCAAGGAGGTAGCATAATGCTAAAAAGTATGAAACGCGCAGAACGTATACTTAAATCAACCTCGGCAAGACGCCGTCGAAAATCCCGCAAAAGAATGATTGAAGAGCGTACTTTATCTCTTTATGCTAAGCTTCGACGATTACGAATTAAAAAATAAATAAAAAAAAGTGAGCTAACTGCTCACTTTTTTGTTTACAATCGATTTGTAATAGTGTAGTATAGTATTATCAAATGGAGATAATACTATGATTTTTACAGTTTGGCAAATTCAATACTCTGATGCAGACATTACGGCTATCAACGCAGGCGAAACTGTACCAGCATTTGAAGCTCGTAATAAAATGAACCTTGACTTTGATGGTCACAAAATGGGTGGTTTGGCTGATCAAGCTCTTACTGATGGTCTTTATACTCACGTTTCTGATATTCGTGCTGAAACTCCCAACCAATGTTTTGAAATCGGCAACATTGGCCCTGAGTCGGCAATCACACGTTTCTCACGTATGTCTTCACTTTCAGTTGGTGATATCATCGTTGATGTAGAAGGTAATGTAATGGTTGTAGCTAACTATGGTTTTGTTGCAATCGGATTTAAGCCTGAAATGTCAGCTGCTAATTTAGTTTATAACATGGAGGAAGTAGCGTAATGATTATTGTAAATGATATTCAAGATGCAATCATGATGAGAAAGAAATTAATGAGCATTGTTCGTCGTTCTCATAATTTTGGTCATAGTCGTGCCACTGTTTTAATTGAACTACTCGACATTGTTGACGATCTTCAGCAAAACATTGAAAGGATGGAAGCTGAGATGGAAGTTCAGCATGATCTTTGGAGAACTGAAATTCAAATGGAGAAAGTAGCGTAATGGAAAAGTATGATTTAGATATAATTAAAACCGGTGATGAACTTCCACGTCATGGTTCCCCTCAAGATCGTGGTAGCGCAGATGCTTACTATCAACGTCCTTATGATCCTCATTACTACGTTGGTGCTTCAATGCAGTCTGAACGCGTTGGAAAAGATAACATGACTATTGGTGAGATCGAAGCTTACAAGTATGGTTATGACAATGAGGATGACAGAAAAGATTGGGGATGATAATAGTAAATAGTAAAATGTTTAAATGCATATTCGATGCCATTGAGTATCGCGATATGTTAGATGCGCATTATATAACAGTATATTGGCATGATTTAAGCTAAGGAGTGTTAATTGTTTACGATAGAAACTGAAATGGATGAGACACTCATAACTATTATGGATGTTACAGGAGAACTAGAAGATGTTTCAGTTCTTTTGCAAGAGGACTACGTTCATATTCGGCAATGGAATGAAAAGAGAGATAGATTTAATATAATTACCATGCAGATAGAAATGTATTGGAAACTGATGGAAGCTTGGAAATTAACAGATGGTACATATGTTGTTACGAAAAAAAGTGAGCAAAAATGAGCTGACTGCTCACTTTTTTGTTTACAATTGATTCGTAATAGTGTAGTATGGTTATATCAAATGGAGATAATATTATGAAAACTGCAACTACTCAATCCGATCGTCTGGCACTTATCAAAGAAATTGCTGAACGTAAGAAAAAAATGTCTAAGGTTCGTAAACAGTCCGCATCAGTTATCTCTCGTGCCAAGCCTGTTGCCCGTAAGAAAAAAGATATTGATATCCCTAAAGAGTCAAATATCTATCAGTGGACAGATGCTTCTAAATATGCTAAAGAATATTATGGTGAAACACTTTACTATACAACTAAATACGATAACGATTGGGATTGAGTTTAACAACTCTTTTCATCAGCGTCCGTGCAGAGGGCAGGCCACCTGAAAACACAATCTCGCGAGAATAATTCGCCTGTGAAATATCAGTGTCGTGAAAACGTGGAGATATTAGTTTCAATCAAACTAGAGCGGCAATGTCAATAAGGCCGTGCGGGGAGATTGGAGATACTAGGGGCGTTGATGAAAGGAGTTTATTATGAGAACTGTACACTATGTTGGTATGAGCGAGGCTCGTTATGAGTCAGCTCGCAGGGTTTTCGGTGGTCCTGCATACTATCACAAATATATGGACGCTCGTGTCTATAGTGAAGTTGGTGATAGTGATGTTGTTATAGTAGGTGATCCTAAAATGTACAAGTATGTATGGGATGCATCTGCAGTTGATAGAAAGTATACAGAATGATTTTTAGTACTAGTCTTATCGATACTCAGGACCATTGGATGGTCGGTACTGAATGGCAATATGCTAAAGGTACTGTCACCATGCATCCTGAGGGTTTCAGTTGCTCTTGTAAAAAAGCACCACGTAAACCATGTAACCATATTCGTAATGTTAAGTTACGTATCTATGGCACATTTGATCAATATTATAAGGATGCAGCGTAATGTCTATGCATATGATTAGAGGAGTTCAAGTTCATGGTGTAGGGAAACGCCGTAAGGCGAAACGAAAATCGAATAAATTATTGAAGGCGGAAGCCGAACATCAAAAGTTTTTAGATAAACTTGTTTCAGGTAAGTCAAATTATAGACCTGACTTACCTGACTTAAAATGTGGTCCTCGTATGACGAGTGATCGTATAGCAGGTAATGGTCTTGCAAAAGAACGTAGTCGCTATACAGGTAATGAGATTGCTGGTATTGTAGTCACACATAAATCAAATCTAATGCCAGTTCGTAAAGATAACAAACAAGCAGCTATTGATGCAGCATCAATGAGGAGATAATAATGATATTGAATGAAAATGATGATGGCACTATAACTTATGATCGTATGTGGATGATCGGTGAATTGCGCCAGCGTGAATGCCAAGTACTTTTTAAAAAGGCCAACGGAGAAACGCGTGATATGCTTTGCACATTACAAGAAGATGCAATTCCTGATTGGTCAATAGATACAAATACTAAACCTTCAACCAAAGGTTTTTCAGAAGAAGCTATTCGTGTAATTGATGTAAAACAAGGCGAATGGCGATCATTTCGTGTAGATAATGTTATATCGTTTACTTAATATAAATAGTTAGTTAGAAACGGAGAATTGTATGTTTATAGATATTGATCCTATTACTATGCAATGGCTAATTTTTATAGGAGCCAGTGTTTGCGCTTTTATGATTGGCTACTTAATAAATAACGCATCACAAGATAAAGTTATTGAAACTACAATTCTTTATTTAGTTGATAAAAAAATGGTCAAGTATAAAAAAGACGAAAACGGCGAAATTGAACTTCTGCCAATTGACGATTAACTAATTGATTCCATTGAAAACTTTTTTGTTTACATTACTGCAAAAATGTGGTAGAATATATTATAATTTGGTGATGGAGGAATCATGCCTACAAAACGTCAAAAAATTAAAGAACAATTGGCTGCAGAATCAAAAATAAAGCCAATTAAAAAACCGCGTAAGAAACGTCAAATGACAGACGAGCAAAAAGCAGCAATGGTAGATCGCCTCGCAAAAGCTCGTGCTGCGCGCGGACCAGCCAAAAATCTTTCTATTGCAGAGTCTATTCGTGATTTGCCTTTGGAGCATCCATTGTCTCCAGATAAAGTTAAAGACTGGATTAAAGAGCAAAAAGATTTAATTAAAGGATTAGGTAAAGAAGCAAAAGAAAGTAAGGATAAAAATCTCCGTCAATTATATTGGGAAACTGAAACTTACATCTTTAATTTGCAACGTTACCTTGGAGACGGCATCTATCGTGATAACCGATATGGTGCTCAAAAACAAAATACTATACAACACAGATCAGTAGCAATGGCATACTATATTGATGGTACGCCAAAGCGAACGCCTGGTGTGTATTATCCAGACATTGGAGATGTATATACTAATGAAATGGCCATTGATGATAAAATCAACAGCAGAAAAAATGTTTCTAACAAAAAGTGAATTCACTAAGTTAGTAGTAGATACCGTAAAATCGCATAAGTCTTCTCATATGGATGCTATCATTCATTTATGCGAAGTTTACGATATAGAGCTGGAGGATGTGCGTAAGTATATTTCTCCAGTTATTAAAAATAAGATTGAGGCAGAAGCAATGAATTTAAATTTTTTGCCTCAAGAAAACAGTTTACCTATCTAAAAAAATATGATAGAATACTACAGTAATATTTCAGCAAATAAGGAAAAACATATATGTCTTTTGCAAATCTAAAACGTAACCGTACAGACTTCTCCACTCTTATCAACGCAGCACAAGCGTCCGGTGGTGGCGAAAAAAAATCATATGGTGATGACCGTATGTGGAAACCCACGGTTGATAAAGCTGGCAATGGTTATGCCGTGCTTCGATTCCTCCCAGCTAAAGAAGGCCAAGATATTCCTTGGGTTCGCTATTGGGACCACGGGTTTAAAGGCCCAACAGGTCAATGGTACATTGAAAAATCTCTAACCTCTATCGGTCAACAGGATCCTGTATCCGAATTAAATACTCGTCTATGGAATTCAGGTATTGAAGACGATAAAGAAACTGTACGTAAGCAAAAGCGTCGGCTTCATTATGTTATAAATGCATTGGTAGTTTCAGATCCAAGTAATCCTGCCAATGAAGGTAAAGTCTTTATGTACCAATTTGGTAAAAAGATTTTTGATAAGATTATGGATCTAATGCAACCTCAATTCCCAGATGAAAAGCCAGTCAATCCATTTGACTTTTGGGATGGAGCGGATTTTGTACTAAAAATTCGTAACGTTGAAGGTTACCGTAACTATGACAAGTCAGAATTCCGTTCACCTGCGCCTCTCTACGATGGTGAAGAATCGCGTCTTGAACCAATTTATGATAACCTATATGATATTTCAGAGTTTACCGATCCTACGAACTATAAAACTTATGATGAGCTAAAAACTAAGATGTATCAAATACTAGGTGAACAAGCTCCACGTACTGTAAAGCAAGAAGTAGCAATGGATTTGGACGATGAGATTCCAAACTTTGATGCTCCTAAGCCTCAACCAGCAGCTCCTATTCAAACTGCGGAATCATCAATGGATGGTGAGGACGATACAATGAGTTATTTTGCTAAATTAGCTGCGGAAGATTAATTATTAATTTTTACCTAAGTATGCCTCTAAATCATCTATTGATGGCGGCGGTGCCGCAGATAAAAAAGTATTTTTATTAGCAAAGTTTGATATTCTTTTAGAGTAGTCATTAATATTAACAGGTGGGGCTGATGGTTGTTGTGGCCCATTGTTAAATATGTTACCACTACCAAACATATCAGCTACACCAAACCCGGGAACACTTTTTATTTTTTCCCATTGAATACCCGGCGTATAATATCCGCCGGGTATTTTTATTTGCTCTACAGTTGCAGGCGAAACAGGAATAGATGACTTTTCAAGCGCATCGATGGAGCTCGCTGTAGATTGCTGCGCCACCAGTTCTCTATATATTTCTGCTGCCATGTTGGTGGTATCATTAGACATTATACCACTAGATGCCTCGCCA